GCCGAAAATCGCAAGCCAGCCCAGCGGATCTTCCTGCTTGCGGGCCATGTGGATCAATTCCTCGATCGAACAACCGGCTATCTCTGGCGTGATGCCTAGTCGTTGGGCCTCGGCGCGTAGCTCTCTCAAGAGCGGTTTCATCGTCACTGACATGTTGGTCCTCTCATTCTCGATCGGTCAAAAGGTACGGCCGGCCGTCCGGCGTGAGGAACGGCCGGCCGGCCGGCGGTGGTTTTTGTGCGGCTGGTTGCTCGGCGCTCCTGATGAGCCTCGCGCCGAGAAGATGAAAGGCACAAAGCAGGTTGCTCCCGTTGTCGAGGTAGTGGTTATCATCTTTTTCCTTGTACCAACGCAACTCCGAGCCGACGCCCGGCGTAAAGGTTTTGAGCGGCCGCTCAGCCACGTAGTGTTTGGCGACGGTGATGTGTTCGTTCGGATCGGACGAATGGTAGAACTCAACCGCCCCCTCGGTCCCACGCGGCGTGCGCAAACCGTCGAACAACTGCGTCTTCCAATTGTCGGCGTTGAAATCGACGCGAAACAGCCGTTCACTCGGCACCCAGAGCACGTGATATTCCTCGCCGATCAGCTTTACCTCCGTGCCGGTTTTGGGCGGTTTTCGATAGGTGCGAAAACGGCGGAACAACTGGCTGAGGCCGTAGCCGATTGCCGGGCGGAACCTGGCCCCTGATTTTTTTTGCCGGCAAAACTCATAGACTACATCGCCGTTCCAACCAGCGTCGATGAACACTACTTGCGGCACACGAATCTCGCCGTCCGGACAGTGCCAACCCTCCAGGATCACGTCGTCGCGGAATTGTTCCAGCGCCAACAGCAAGGCGCGTTTTACCTCCATGCTGTCACTGGGGACTTCGAAGGTTTTGTACTCGATTATGTGTCGCCGGCAACCTTTCCGACACGCCCCCAACGTCCAAGTGCAGAACCGTTTGCCGAGGTCGATTGCCATCGCAAACTGCTCGGTGTCTTCCGGCACCACGCCCTTGGTGTAGCGGCGATAGGCGAAGCGGCGACGGACCTGGTGAAAGTCCAACGGCGTGGCGTCGTAGTCGGGCGATTGCCAGGGGACCGCCCAATAGAATTGACACAGTTCCCTCTCCAGGGCCTCCTCGCCGGATGTGGCGTGCTTGGCGGCCCACTCCTTGGCCGCAATCTCAGAAGGACCCCAAAAAAGGTTTGAAAAAGCGTTCCAACGGAAACCGAGCGTGTCGGTCCGGGGCGGATCGCCGACGATGTTCCCCTCGGCGTCGATCGACTGGCCGCGGTGGACCAGCTTGGCGCGGCGGTTCATCTCCCTTCGCTCGGCCTCGGTCAACTTCTTGCCGCAAGTCGGGCAGGCGAAATAGGCGTTCTCGCGGGCTGCTATCTCCGAGTCGGCGTCCTGCCAACCGACCAGGTGTTCGCGTTCAGGGGTCACCCAATCGCCGCAATGCGGGCATGGACACACAATGCGGCTGGCCGTGCCGTTCTGGTATTCCGTCCAGATGCAACCCTCGGGGACGGAAACGGTGCATTCGAGGTGGCACCTGCGCAATTGTTCGGGAAAAGAGCCGGTCCGGGCCTCGATCTGACTGACCGGATCGGTCTCGCGGCTGGTCTCGCCGGCCACGTCCATCTTGTCCACCTCGGTGCCAACGACGCAGCGGGCCGTGTATGAACTGCGGTTTTCGTCGCCGCCGCCGGCCGACATGAACTTTAGCACCCCGCCGTTGGTCAAGCGGATCTCCTCGGTCCAACCGCCGCGGCTGCCGCTGCCGTCACGCGGTAAATGTTGGCGATAGCGCGAGGCCATGATCGCCGGTAAGATTTCGTCTTTGAATTTGTCGCGGTTGATTTTCTGCGTCGGCGAAAAGACGATCACCGGCTCGCGACACTCGAAGGCGTAGTAGAGCGTGGGCAGGACGTAGGCGATCGTCGATTTACCCGATTGCACACAGCCCAGGACGGCCGAACGGCGCCAACGGCCGCCGTCCAATTCTCGGACCAGCAATCGCGCGAACGGCTGCGTGTCCCAACTAATGAGCGTACCTTTGGCGAGGCCTTTTGGGATCACAAACTCCGCGGCGGCGAACTCCTCCATCGATCGCAGCCGCGGGGTCCTGGCCTGTTCAAGGAGCCAGTGAAATTCAGCCCGAGCCGCCCGAGTCGAGGTCAGCATTGTCGCCATCAGAAGCAAGTAGACGGTCGATTTCACGTTTGCAGTTGTCGAGGGCATCGTTGAGGATTTTTTGGGCCCGAGGACCGAATTGTCTCAGCAGGGCCTCGCCGGCCACGCGGAGAATCCCGCCGATTCGGCTGTGACCGTCGTGAATGATCCGCCGTTCGATCCATAGCCCTTGTTCTCGCTCGATTTGCAACTCGAGCTTGCGGCACTCAAACTGCCGCTTCCGTTCCAAGGCCGGGCTGGCCACGCCGGCAATCTCCGGGTCATCGTCGTCGGCCCCGGCGAGCTTCCGCGCATTGTCGGCCAGGAATTCGTGCAACGCCTTGACGAAGGCCGGCAGGTCGATCGTCGCGCTGCCGATCGGCAGGCCATACCGCTCGGCCTGCTCGTTGATTACCTTGATCTGCCGACCGGACCATTCCCTCCATTCCTTTTTGCGGATCGAGCGGTAATGCTTCTGGCGTTGCTCCTCATCGCGCTGTTTTTCAAATCGCCTCAACGCCGCGATCTCGTCACGGGAAGGTTTTTCTCCGCGCCGCTGTTTCTCCAGCGCGGCCATTGTCAGCCTTTGATCGGATTGCTGCGACGATTTGCCCATCTACCTCACCCCGATCACTGGCGTGCTATTTCGCGCAAAATAGTGGATGGCCTGCAACGGTTACTTACCCGGATGTTGACACCATCCGTATGAAAAAACCCTTGAATCCCCCGGCCGAAGGCCCCCAGGGTAGCCTGCCGGAAAAGAACCTAAGCCCCGGGGGGGGAGGTGGGTCGAACTTTGTCGGCGACGAGGATGGCGAGCAGTTCGGCGGCCTTGGTGGCGTCGTTGGCGGCGTAGTAGGTGGCGACCTTCTTGACCACCTCGCCCAGCTTGGCCACCATCGCCTCGTCGCTGCGGACGGCTTTGACAATCTCCCCGACCTTGTGGACCAGGCCCGAGTAGTCGCCGACGGCGTACATGTCATACGCCTCGGCGAACCAGTCGAGGCCCCAGCTTTTCATCAGGTTTGCCAACTCCAGGGCGTGCTTCCGCCGCTTCTCGCGTCGGTTGTAGAGCCACAGACCGCCCAATGTCAGGGCCAGTGCGGCGCCGGCCAGGATCACGTACTGCCAAATCAGGGGAACGTCGTAGAACATTGGGATTATCCTTGATGGTGTAGTGGGTAGTGGATAGTGAATCACATGCGGTTTCGCACGCCGCACGTTAGCAGTTCTGAGCAGAAGTAAGCGGTTCTAGGCAGTTCTCAGCAACCGCTACTCTTTCTTACCGGCGAAGTAGACGACGAACCCCGCCACGACGCCCCCCAACACGCAGAGGCCCGCCAATAGAGGCGACCGCTCGGCAGCCGTAGGCGGCTTATACGATGGCCGAAGCGGCTTCGGCCCTACTTGCACATCCACCGACGGCCCCGGCCGCACTTGCACCTGGGCTTCCAGCAACCCGATCAGCGCTTCGATTCGGGCGTCCTGGGCCTTGTCGTTGGCCTCGGCTTCCTTCCGCCAGGGCAACAACGTTTTATCCTTGCCGCCCAGCTTGGCCTGGTCCACCGGCTCTAGCGGGGCCAACGGTTCCGCCTGGGGCGGCGTGGGTCTGCGCGGCAATTGGCACGATCCGCCCGGACAACCGCCTCGCCATTGCTGCTGTTCTGCCGCTTGTGCGATCGCTTCGCCCAGTAGAACGTGAACTCGGCCGGCCTGGACGCAGACGACCTCCTGGCCATCCGTCCCCCACAGCACGCCGACTACTCGCCCCTTGGAGTCGAAGACCGGCCCGCCGCTATCGCCGCCGCGGGCGTGGCCGGAGAGCACCATCCAGTCGTCCGGCCCTTGCATCGCGGCACTCGAGTGCCGGTATCCCTTGAACAACCCGCTGTTGCAGGCCAGCTTTCCGTCCGGCCCGTAGCCACACGATTCCAGCCGGTCGCCGTCGCGGAACTTCGCCTCCTGACCAAAGGCAAATTCCGCTGGCTCGATCCCCTTGGGAGGCGACTCGCCGAGGTCCAACACAGCGCAATCCCAGCGTGCGTCCACTTTCAGCACTCTTACGCGACGGCTCCGCTTGCCGTTGTGGAAGTCGATCAGGATACTCTTGGCGTCCTTGACGACGTGCCGGGCGGTGATCACCACCACGCGCTTGCCCCAGCGGACCAGCACGCCGGACCCCTTCGACCAGACCCGCCCACCGTCGTGGCAGTGGATTCGCACCACGGCCGCCCGGTAGCCCACGGCCCGCTCATAACGCCAGGCAGGGGTCGGCCGGCGCTTAACCGCCTTGCCGGCCGCTTTCAACGGCTTGCGGACAAGTGGCCGCCGCAATCGCTCGATGGTGGTCACGCCCGTCATGCGGTCCACAACTCTGCCGTCTTTGACAACGATGAACGCCGGCAAGGCCTTCACGCCGAACCGTTCGGCCAGTTCGCGGTTCTTGTCCACGTCCACTTTTTCGACGGCGTAGCCTTCTCTCTCCAATTGCTCCATTACCGGGGCCATTTTCTTGCACGGCCCACACCACGGCGCGGTGAAGTCGTACAACACCGTTTTGCCGAACGCCGGCAGGGCCATCAGCCCAACCAGGCACAGACTCAGAATCGCTCGCTTCATCGAAGTTACTCCTTGGTGAGAGGATGGACGGTGACCGCCGAACCGACACCCGGACCGCGTATCGCAACACAAGAGCGCCGGGGCGGACTCGAACCGCTCCTCCCGCCTGGCGGGCGGGCGTGCTTCCATGACACCTCCGGCGCGAATGCCGGCCTCCCAGCCGGCGCGTTGGTTCCGCTGCGGACTGCTTGCGGATTGCGCAACCAATAAGCTCTAGCCAGCACAATACGCCGTGCCCGCTTGACGGCCGCCGCCGGACATGCGGGCGTGGCGGCGATTCTACTGCCCGCACTGGCGTATAAGCCGAAGCGGCGGCGGTCCTCCGTGCCGCCGCCGCTTTACCCCGGCAAGTCAACCGGTGGTTGATCGAAATAGTGGCTAGTGGATAGTGGATGGTGGATAGTAACTGACCACTGACCACTGACCACTGACCACTCAGAAGAGCATCCCCTGCCGTTCCGGCTCCACCGGCCGCGGCTGGGGGACCTGCTCGAGCAAGTCGATGACTA